ATGCTTACGGGTATGCAGAGTTTATTATTCGTAATTCTAAGGATTTAATTGAAGAAGGAGCGATGATTTTAAAACGCGACGAATTGTTGACCTCAGAGAAGATGTTGGAATTGATGAATACCAAATACAAACATGTCCTAAAGTTGGAAATTTAAAAAAAATAGCAAATAATAGTTGATAGATTTATTATTTGTTATGGTATACACTTACTTTTTGTGTGATTTTTGGGTGTGGTTCTTCTTTTTACGGCAATAAGTACGTTTTTTCCCAGACGCCACCTTGCATCCGCGAACTCTTGTGCACTTTTTCGCAGTTTTCTTAACACAGAGACTCATTCCCTTCTTGGATTTCTTGGTCTTATTTCCACCGAAAAGACCGAAGAATTTCTTCTCCTTTTTGGGTGCAGATTTTTGTTTTGCGGCTTCATAGTCAGCAAGGCGCTTTTTCCTATCTTCTTCTATTTTTTTCTGACGTTCTTCATCGGACATAGTACTCATTCCAGTTTGAGGTTGAACAGATGAACGTGCTGATTGTTCTTGTTTGTATTTACGTGCAAATTCTAAACTTTCCCTTTTGGTTTTCTCTGTGACTTGTTCAGATACAATTGCATCAGATACCATCTTCAGTTTTTTCATAGTATTCGCATCTGCACCAATGTCAAGCATTTTTCGTTGATCATTTCTCACAATAGTTAATGCCATTTCATATTTGTTTAGATCGTTGCATTCTTCTTTTTCCTCAATTTGTTTCAATAAATTCCTAGCAACCTCATTTGGATCATCACCCCTTTTTAAAATATATTCGAATCCTGTTGTACAATCGGCCATTGTATACAAACTCTTCATATTTTATTCTTCGATAAGAGAAAAATAGAAACTTCGTATATAACATGTATCTTTGTAGATTCATTAATGCAATTATAAATATGCAATCCAACTATTATTTTTACTGCGTTTATGCTTTGTTCGTTTTAGGTATTTATTTATTTTGTGTTTATTATATTATGGATAATTTCTATAATAAAAATGCCTCACAGCGACAGCGAAGACGAAACTACTGGAAACACCGTTATTAACGGCAACGTAAATGTTACCGACATCAGTGGATCCGTCATATACGATATCAGTGGTGTTACATACACCTCCCCCCAGATTGTATCTGACTTATCCAGCACGATCATAACCGGTACCGGATATGAAATTGAGCATGCTGAAGGCAAAGATGCCGATGGCGATGACCTCAAAAAAACGACGTTCGATACTACCGAACCTGAATTATATGACCCACAGATCCATCAAGACCTAAACCAAACGATTGAAACGTACAACGATTTATCCGGCGTAGATTTGTCTGGAAACGTGTCTCAAACAAGCGCCCTTTTTGAAGAAATCAAGGACTATGCGTCGCAATTACAGTGTTCAGATTTCCACGGAAAAGGTTCCATTGAAGATTACAATGCTCTTTTTGAGGCCGCATCTCGTATTGCGAACGATACCAAACAAATTGAATTGGACGTAGATATCGAAGGTTTCAATGAATTCGCTCAAGCGGCGGATGATTTGAGTTCCCTTTTTGAGGGTTTCATTATGAAACTGAATAATGTCAGTGTGATTACCGACGTGAATTTCTTGACCAGTGTGGTGGCTGCCCTGAAACGCATTGTAAACTTATCAGAGACATTTGGTCGTTTCAAACAAACTGTATTTTCTACCAGTGCAATTCAACTTCCCAAGTCTGCGTTTGATACCAAGGTAGTATTGGATGGCGTGATGGACGAAATCAACTGTGCTATGCAGTACATAGAACACTTTGTAAACCCAACTGACCCATCTTTGAATGAAGCAGCTCTTTCACCTGAAGAAAAAGCCATTATCCAGAAATCGGTAGATACCATTGATAATTGGAATAACATGGCCCAATATGGAGTGAGTATTGCGATGTCCAATGATGAAAATATCCAATGTATTCAACAATACAGCCAAGAATTAAAAACCAAGAAGACTACTTTGGTCTCTGCCTCGGCCACTTTACGTGCGAAATTAGCGTCGTTTAACATCGTGGAAGGGTAATTTAGACAAATATATTTGTATATATATATTTGTACTCAAATGAAAAATCCAAAAGCATCACGAAAACAAAAAGGAGGAGACACACGACTTATTTATGCAATATATCAAGGAGATTTGGATGGTGTCAAACGTCTCATCGCTGCCAATGATGATGTGAACAAGGCCAATGATAGTGGTAGGACCCCACTCTACTGGGCCTCCCGTAAGGGGGACGTGGAGATGGTGAAGGCCTTTCTGGCAGCCGGGGCGGAGGTGGATAAGGCCGATGATGTGGGTGAGACTCCACTGTACCAGGTTTCCGATAAGGGGCATGTGGAGGTGGCGAAGACCCTTCTGGCAGCCGGGGCGGAGGTGGACAAGGCCACTAGTTTAGGTAGGACTCCACTTTTCCAGGCTTCCTCTAGTGGGCACCTGGAGATGGTGAAGGCCTTTCTGGCAGCCGGGGCGGAGGTGAACAAAGCCGATAATGGCGGTGATACTCCACTGTACGGGGCCTCCCGTAATGGGCGCCTGGAGGTGGTGAAGGCCCTCCTAGAAGCGGAGGCGGATGTAGACAAGGCCGATAAGGGAGGTATGACTCCGCTGCACTTGGCCTCACAAAATGGGCACGTGGAAGTGGTAAGGACTCTCCTGGCAGCGGAGGCGGAGGTGAACAAGGCCGATAAGGCCGGTAAGACTCCACTGAATAGGGCCTCCAATAAAGGGCACCTCAAAATATTGGATATATTATTACGTACACTTATGAAACAGGGATACAAAAGAGAAGATGCAGAGAAGGACAATTTAGTAAAAGAATTTGATAAAATTAAACAAGAACACTCAATGGCGGGTGTGGTTGCAGTAAATCCTGGTAAAGAACAGAAACTTCCATATGGGTTAAGTGAAGAAATCAAAGCTTTCTTAGGTGGAAAACGCAAAACCAAGAAATCTAAAAAATCAACGGGAAAGAAACCTTCCAAAAAGCGAATCACCCGAAAAAACAAAAAATCCAAAAAATAAACAAAATTTGCTGGAAAATTGATATGAACCTTCTATAATTACTTATAAGCAATTATAGAAACCAACCATGTTCACCAGAAGTCAAGAAGTAGTCATCGATTTTGACGAAGCCAGTAAGGCGTGGAACGCCAACAAAAAGAAAACAGGTAATGGATGTTACGTGTACGTTTGTGGAACGCAACTTAAGAATGGGAAGTTCTGTCAAAACAGTGTTGCATGTCATCTTCACAAGAAAAAATTACTCGACCATCGAAAATAGTTGTTGCATTTCCGGATTTGCACTGTGTTTATCCTCTGCTCGCATATTGTAATATTCCACTTCATTCAAACACTTTTCTAAGAATTCTTCGTCGCTTTTGGGAAGACTCTCAGTATATTTCCCTTTCAATATTTCAATGACCACATTACCCATTTCCTCTGTGGTCGCATCCAATCTATAAATCTCCCCTGTTTTAATATTAAACAAACGAAATTGTTTGTTTTTTTCTGGATCATCGCTATCTTCATATCGCAAACGCCACAACCAAGCATACAAAACCAGTTGTGCATAATGTTCAATCACCGTTTCAGTGGTACATTTTAATTCCCATAATGTATCTCGGGTAATCAAATCCACACGTACTCCAAAACGAATTCTACGGTCATATTGTTCCATACGTTCTCCGAGGATTTCATCGATTTTCGCATTCACTTTTATCATATCATTGTTCACAATAGCGACTTCCGCTTGTGGTGCGTAATCCGATAATTCATGTTTTAATACTTCATTTAATCGACGTTTACAGCTGTTTACCATACTTCCATCTAACCAAGTGTATTCATCGCGCTCGATTTGTTTTAATTTAAACAGTAAATTCTCATTCAACGCGATACTTACATTGCAAATATACAAATAATCCTCGGTTGTAGTAATTTCGCTAGGCAAATCTACAATGATTTTCCGTATGAATTCGGGCACATGCTTCTTTTCTTGCATATCTTCCATAATACGATCCAATAGTAATTGCCCTTGTTTGATTGACCTCCCTTCATTTTTGCCTCCATGCATTTCATTCAAATAATCATAATACATAGACGGTATAGCAATCCCATTTAAATCACTCACTTCTTCATATAAACCGTTCTTTGTTTGAAAAACCGTAGGAATATCTAATTCGGCATAATTCGTTTCTTCGTGAACAAACATCTTATCGATCATTGGTGAAATAACGTCCATAACTTCTTCCGTAATGAATTTGGTTAATTCCGTAGCAGTCACATTACGAACGTCTTGTGTGGAATCATCATCATCTTTTACCAGAAACTGCGATTGTGGATAACCCTTGAAATCAATATATTCTTGTTTTTTCATTGCAAAATGGTCCATTTGTAAAAAATCCAAAGGACGACTGTATTCATCGTCTTGACCTTCTAATACAAAAAGTCCTTCTGTTGCCCGAGTAGCAGCAACATATAACGTATTTGGACACTCTTCTTTATCTGCATAACGATCGAAAAAACGGAAATAATTATTGTCGAACCCCACAACAAATACATATTTACGTTGACGGCCTTTTGAAGAATGAAACGTAGAAAAAACTATTTTCCCGTCAATTACACGTTCATCCAGTTTTTCATCTTTCATAATAGGAACATGACATGGCAACCCCATTTCAACTAACATATTCTCTAATTTACATACGTTCATACTCGTTGCTTTGATCGACGAGGCCAAAATGAAAAAATCGGATGGGAATGCACCCTCTTGTAACAGCCTTTTAATCTGATAGTGTACAATATTTAACATATTTCGAGGGTCGCGACGAATGTAAAACACTTTCATCCCATCTCGACAAGCATTCATACGAGGTTCACCTAACATCACATTGTTCACAAATTCGCGTATTTGGTTTGTAATCCGAAACGACATTTTCATGGTCACCATTTCTATTTCAGGGGCTCGTAAAAACCCAGAGTGTTTCCAAAACTCTTTTGCCATGGTCAAAAAACGCGTGTCGGCTCCCTTAAATTCATATAACCCTTGTTTATAATCTCCCAGAACAATCAATTGCACTTTCTTGTTCATATCATACAAATATTTCAGTAATAGTTGAAAATATAAATGTGTCATGTCTTGGCATTCGTCCACCACCAAGACGTCTATATCTCGGATTTTGTTATGTGGTTCCACCTGATTCATGAGCGCCTTACGGATTTCTTTATCGGTATATCCCACATCTAAATAATGTTGTTTTGCTAGACTGTGATATGTATGAACTTGCAAATTAGGCAATTCTTCCTCGGCTACGCGCTGTTGCACATCTTTTCTTAACGCCGCATTATAAGTAACTTGTAATATTTTTTGCTCTTTGAGTGCAGCGGCGATTCCCAACACCAATGTAGTTTTTCCTGTTCCGGCTACAGCATCCACAATGACATTTGTTCCTTGCAATACTAATTGCAATATATGTTGTTGCTCTTCGCTTAATGGATGCATTTATATATACGTTTATTTATAACTTCGTTATATAATAACAATAGATTACTATTTATATGGTATTCATTTATGTTTTACCCTCCCAATCCAGGTATTGGAGAACATTTATTCTGAAAAATTGAATTGGAAATGGCGATTTGGGATAGTTGCAGTGAGATATTTAATAGTAAAACATAATGACGACCACAAAGACTCTATTTGAACGCGTTCAAGACCTTCCTATCGAACTGGTTCGTGAAATCAAAGATCGTCTTGACCCCGAGACGCAAATTGATCTGTTAAAGAATAAACCAAGTGTATATAAGCATGTCAACAAAACTGTCAACAAACAATATGTAAAGTCGTATTTGAAAGAACCTTCCATGCGTGCTTTATGTAGCGCCTTAAAAAAGAAAGAGACAA